TTATCAAGGTCATCAATGCATGACTCCATGTCATCGAGCGCCTGCTCGAATGAATCAAGGCCTTGCAAGTCCATGTAGTCAATGACGGCCTGCTTTGCTGACTCGCTTGTGTGAATGAATGGTGTACCCATTATTTTTCGTCCTCCACTTCCATGTTGTAGGCTTTGTTTTCCTCCCTTTCAATTTCATCCATCCATTCTTCCACGTAAGGGATTGGAGGGAAATCCTCCCTGATTTCAGTTGCGCCATCATCCCACGTGATTTGGACTGCATAAGATTTAATTCTTCTATCAAACATTTTCATTCCCCCTTATTGAGTTTATTAAGATTGATTACTTCCTTGCGCTTGGCCTGTCTTTTCAGAATGACCCTCGCCCTCGCCCATTTCCCCCAACACATAATCGATTGCAGAACTGATCACGTCCCAATTGATGCCGATACACGCATCATGAGAACGGACAATCACCATCATTACCCTATGCACCTGAGCAGGCGTGAGGTTGACCCCATCGTCCTCGGCCTGCTGAATGATGTCCTCCTCGCCCCATGCAACGATGATCTCCCAATTGCCGTTGTTGTCTTGAATTAGCTTTGCCATGTTGTTTCTCCCTTATGCTACTAGTTTGATTTGTTTAAACGATGCGTTGGCCAAGTCTTTAACATCCCTGATGCAGATGTTGTTCTCATACACTCTCGACACGTCCAGTTCAATTCCCACGCCCACGGTTGTAATGCCGAGGTTGTTGCCCTGTTTGATCTGAGCGATCACCTCATCAGCCCATCCATTACCATCGGTGAGGACGAATGCAATTTTGCGTGACTCGGGACGTGCGTTGAGGATCTCATGAGCGTAGCGAATTGCAAAGTAATCGTTGGTTGCGTAGTTTGGGTTGAACTCTGCAAGTATTCTCTTGGCCTTGGCCACTGGCGTATTGAACGGGACAAGTGTTGAGGTGCGGTGATTGAATGCAATGATCTGCACGGCTACGCCTGCCTGAGTGAGGGTCTCATAAAGTGCAACGCACGTCTTGACGGCATTTGTAGTGCGTGACCCTGACATAGATCCTGACGCATCGAGGACAATCACGACCGCAGAATCAATACCGCCCTCTTCATGATGGCGTTTAAACACACGCACATTACCAGTGGCAATCGATGCAAGTGCGGACGAATTGATCTGACCTGCCTTGCGGTTTAATTGGTACTCATCAAGTCCTGAGTCCTCGAAAAGCTTACGCACTTCATGACGCAGTCTTGAAGGCACGGCCACTGTAGTATCGTGATTGAGGCGATCGCTAGTGTGATCCTCTGCGTCTCCGAGTCCTGCCTCTTTATTGTATGACCCGATGCCTGCTTGACCCTCGGGGACTTCACAATTCGGTTCTGTTTCCCGTGCGTCTTGGCCATCGACTGGAGCGGTCGCTACGCCTTGATCACCCTCGCCTGCACCCTCACCCTCACCCTCACCTGTTTGATCGCCCTGAGCGTCTCCTGTGGCCTCCTGAGTACCCTCTTGACCCTCGCCCTTGTCTTGACCCTTGTCTTGACCCTTGTCCTGACCCTTGTCCTGCTCGGGTAATTGTTTCAATTGAGACATGATCCACTCTGCAATTTTCAAGGTGTCACGGCTTGACTTGGCACTGTCAATTCGAACACTGGCCTCATCGAATATTGGAGCGAGTCCCTCGGGCAATGCGATCCTCTTGGCGTAACGTCTGCCGTGGCAGGCAAACAGCCAAGGGTAATTACGGGGGTCGGCCATGCCCTCAGTGCCTGCCTCTGCGATCATTTGATTAATCAGCTTGCTAAAAACGCCTGCAACGTTGCCCGTCATGCCGTCTGCGATTGCCTTGCGCTCGATCCACACGTCCTCGACTGCGTTATGCAACTGTCTCATGTATTGAGTTGTGGCATTGACTGAGAAATCAGTGTACCTGACGTGACACAATTCATGGATGACGAACCCCACGTAGCGATCCAAAAAAGCCTGAGTAAGGATCGCATCGTCTGCCACATCTGCGAGCTTGACGAACCCCTGCGAATTGACAGAGGCCGTGGGAATATTTTCCCAACTCATGCCGTTAATTTTCAATGAACTGTTGGCACTGATTTTGCCTAGGATTGACTCGACCCCTGCTTTGAATGTATGACCTTTCATTATTTCACCCCCAAGTACTTGTTGAAAATTTCAGCGTTTAAACAGGCAGACCCGATGCCCCTTAAGGCGATACCTGAGTCCTCGACCTGACGGTTAACCATGACTGACTCCCACGCCTCGACCATGCCAAGGTAAGGCACGGCCTGAATGAAACCAATCACTTGACGAATGGACGGTGCGTCCAGTATGTCTCCAGTCTCGACCTTGGCACGTGCAGTATGCACGGCCTTGAGTACGTGCGTGGCTAGTTCACAACTGCATCCTGTATGCTTGATTACTGCATCGATCTCAAGATGCATTGGCAGGAAAGTAAACTTGATCACTGCGGTAAAGCGATCCCCCAATGCAGAGTTCGTTGTGCGAGTCCCTGCATATCGGCCTGTGGTGTCACCATTGAGGAGAGTATTGTCTGCCCCGAAAATAATCACGCCCTCAGCCTTACGCCACACTTGACCCCCGTATGTCACCTTGGCATTGGGTTCGAGAAAACCATTCAAGGGTGCTAGTTCGCCTTGGTCTGCGTTGGTGATTTCATCCAAGAGGATCACAGTCGAGGGGGCAGTGTAAGCAGTGAGGAAATCTCCCTGTTTAAACACTGTCGCACCATTCTCAAGCCCCACGTCACCAAGGTAATCTGAGGCAGTGGTGTACTTGTGAAAGTTGTAGCGCATGAAACCACGGCCAGTGCGTGCTGAGAATTGCTCGGCAGTCTGACTCTTGCCTGTACCCTTTTCACCCCCGAACCACGTATTGCGACCTGTGTCCTGAGCGAAAGCGAGGGTTCGCAGAATGGACTCAGTCCAAATAAAGCAGGGGTCAACCGCAGGGGCGGTAGGATCATTGTAGATGTCGAACTCAAAGGGGAGGTCGATCCCGAATACATCAAGGCAGGATCTGCGATCCACTTTGACCACGGGGTTTAAATTAGCGACCTTGGCCTCTGACCCTGACTCGATCACGGCCTGTTTAAACGGGGCAAAGGCATTGTCGATCATGGTCTCAAGCTTGCGATTGACCTCTGCCTGATCCACTCCAACGCTGACCTCGGCAATGTCTGCCAATGAATCCTCGATCCTCTGAATGGCCTTGGACTGCACGTCTAGGGTGTTGGTCAAGGCTTTGATTTTCTCGACTGATTCCAAGGCCACGGCCTGAGCATTATTGGCCACGGCCTCAAGCGCAGGGTTAGCCGTACTGACAACAGGGGCGAACGGCAGTGCTTGTTTCACGTCCTCAAGGGTTAATTTCCCTGCATCGATTTGGCCATCAAGCCATTGGATCATGACTGATTTATCTGTTGGTGGTCTTGGATCACCTGAAAATTTCAGGTACGCCCCCGTGATTGTGGCGAGGGGCAGTGTCACCATGATTTGCTTATTGACGATTCCCATGATTTTGATCCTTATGCTAGGGTTAAAGCTTGGCCATCGATGGGGCAGGCAGGCAAACGGGGACTGCCGTATTCATCGAATGCCCACTTAGAGGTGAGTCGAATGGTATAACCGCAGGCACACATGGCCTTGAGCATCCTAGTGCCTTGAGTCTTACGGGTAGCGTAGGACAATTGAGCATGAGGGTAGTCACCAAGGGATTGAATGATCGCCCCGTATCGTGACATGAAATCGACTGCCCCCGTTGTGGCCTTGTATCCACGTGTTGCCGAGGGAACTAAGCCCATTGCATCGGCAATGCGTTTAAACGTTGCACCGTGATTCATTGCCCCGTTCGTTGTGTGGCAGAGTTCATGGATCACGCACTCAGCGACTGCTTGAGGGTCGGCCAATTCGGGAGAGATTAGGATCTCAAAGTGATTATCGCCTGAGTTTTGAGCAGGGAAACACTCGCCGATTGCACGGGAGCGCTTGGCATTCAAGGGGAAACCGCAAGTAATGCGAATGGCCTGCGGTAAGGGAGACCCGTAAAGGTCGAACATGGGGCGCAACTCCCCAATTAAAGCAACTAAGTACTCTTCACGTGTAGAAAACATAAAACCTCCGATTAAAGAATGGCAATATCGCCACGTACAAGGCCAGTGTTTAAACTTCAACCTCTGAACCTTTAACGCATGATATCACTATTGGTTGACAAGGTGCAAGTAATATTTTAATTTATTTTATTTGAGGGCAATTCAAAGCCTTATATATTAGAGGACGGCCTGCACTGCGTTTGTGTATCTAAGTATTCATTTTGGGTTTAAGCATATAGTGTGCCAAGGCCAAATAACTTAACATAATCAGACCGATTTTTAGCCTCTTGGTGAGCCGATCGGGTGTCGGACATGGTTTACTATTGAAAAGTTTTTTTGAGCGATTCTAGGGGTGTTTTAAGCGTTTTAGAGAACTATAGTTCTAGCGTGTGTATTTGAAAATAAAAGGGTTACAAAGTAAATATAAACTGAATACTATTAATGTATATGTGGATAAAGCTGGGTATAAACTGTGGATAACATCCTGTGGATAACACTTGTGAGTTATACACTACAGTGGATAAGCTGTTGACAAGAACGATACTGTAATTACAATCAGGGTTAGTCAGTGTTCAAGGTAATTATTGTGGGGAGTGTTTAAACATGGGCAGAACAACCAGTGAAGAGTACTTGGCCAAGCTTGAAGAGCTTGAGTCGAGCGATGAAAATTTGGAAACGGGGGAGATGAGCGAAGCGGAGCGGTTAGCCATGCTCGCAGATAAACCAAAGGTAAGGAGAGATGGCCAAGTAGTGGGATCAATGCATAAGAGGGAAAGGCCATTGTCGGCATCCCAAGTGGCCTTTGCGAACTGTCTTATCAGAGGGGCAACCCTCAAGGTTGCCTACAGAGAGGCATATCCGAACTCAAAGGCTAATGACGCTTGTGTGATGTCCAATGCGTCCAAGCTTGCTAAGGACATTAGGATTAAACGGCTAGTGAATGATGGGGTCGAGGAGACCATCGAACACTTGTCGGAGGATGTTGCAGGGACTAAGCGATATGTGTTGAAACAGTTATTGGCACATAGTAAAGAGGCCAAGCAGGAAGGCACTAAATTAAAAGCACTGGAACTACTAGGCAAGTCTGTCGGCCTCTTCATTGACAAGACGCAGACCGAGGTCAAGCAGTCCACACCTGACGAACTCAAGCGAGAGCTAGCCACTCACTTAAAGCTACTCAACAACGTTCGTCCTCTGCCTGCTACGGTCATCAAGGCCGTGTAAACGCAGGCGTGTAAACAGGTTGCACGTGTAAACGGGGCGTGGCCGTGACCCACTGCCCCCCAACCCCCCTCCCTGGC